GCAATTGAGACTGGAGCGCGTGTTGTGACTGATTTAATTCCAAAACTAGTCGATACAGAGAGGTCAATATCTATACAGCAAGAAAATGGTAGTATTGTGCAAAAAAAGGTTAATGGGCAGGATGGCTTATCCGTATCTAAAGATCCAATGAATGTATCAGTAACAGTTGGAGCAAGTTTTGAGTTACAACAAAAAGCGGCTGTTGATCAACTATTATCCTTAGTTACAGCATTGCCGCAGTTAGCACCGCTCATCCCTGATTTAGTTGTTGAAAATCTGGATATAAAAAATGCACCTCAATTAGTACAGCGTATTAAAGACAATGCATTAGATCCTATGATTGTTGCCACAGAATCTGGAGACGAGCAGAAGATACAGCAAGCACAGCAACAAAAATCGCAACAAGCGCAACTAGTTCAAGCACAATCGCAACTACAGTTATTGCTTGAAAAAACCGCAGCACAAGGCGAGCAAATTAGAGCATTAGCCGCAGAAAGGACATCCCAAGCAAACATGATGAACGCTGAAACGAATCGTCTAGAGGCAGAATCAAAAGGCGCTGTAGAATCTCAAAAAGCCCAATCAGAAGAAAACAAAGCAAATCTTTCATTGCTTACCCAGGTTGTTAAAACAGTGGGTGAGTCCAATAAAATCAAGCCATATCAAGTATTTTAATCCTATCAAAACACCCATAAATTATTTTACGGACAACTTGCTAGTTTTCTCCTAACATTTCACCTAACATTTCTCCTAACATTATCTCCGATAAATATATTTATTATCGGATATATCTTGACAATATATGTACAAAGCATTATAAATAGACCTAAGCGCATATGCCGCTTTAAATGCATAGCGGAACGTAGCCGATATTCTATGGCGATTTTGGGCGAAAGCTAAAAATTGAGGTAATCATGAGCGAAGAAAATTTAGAGAATAATTCAGTTGTTGAAGGCTTAGACGCAGGCCAAAAACCTGTTGAAAATATCGAAACACCTGAAAAAGAAAATGCAGAAGTGGGTTCAGAGGTAGAATCACCTGAAGAAGGTGAGCCAAAAGAACCTGAAAAGGTAACGAAAACGCAAGAAGAGCTTGATGGCGAATATGCTCGAATTAGGAAAATAGCGGAAAGAAAGGCAAAAGCAAAGGCTGATTACGAAATAAATGTGCGGCTTGAGCAGAAAGTGCAGGAGATAAAAGCCCAGCAAGAAGCTCATCAGCAAGCATCTGCTCAACAGGAAAAAACCTTTTGGGATGAGAACTTGCAAAGGCATATTCCGTCAAATATGACGCTCGAACAATATCAGAACCTTGTTTTAAATCCTAACCAACCGATTATAGGCCAAAATACGCAGCAACAAACTAAACAGTTTGTTCAAAATCAAGTACAGCAGTCGCAGGAAAGATATTCTGATGCCGCTCAACTTCAAGCGATTGAGTGCGATGTTGATTTTGAAAGCGATTTTAAACACGTTTTAAAAGCGGGACAACCATCGGTAACGATGTTAAATGCTGTTGCGCAAGATGATAACGGTGTGAAAAATCTATATCACAAACTCAAAGAAGACCCAGCATTTTGCTTTAAACTCTCTCAATTATCTCCTCAAGAGCAACAACATAGGATGTGGGAACTAAACCAAGAGATGTCTAAAAAGACACCTAAAAAGGTTGTAAGTAGTGCCACTCCTCAACCTGCTTCGATAAAAGCAGGAACAAATCTTCCGTTAAACGAAGATTCAATGAGCATTTCAGAGTTGAGGAACTATCACCGAAAGAAGGATTTGGAAAAAATTCGACTAAGGTAAAAAAACAGCTCCTTGACTTTGTTTTAAACAAAATTTAGGAGTTATTTAAATGAGCAATACTTATACTACGATGACACAGGTTTGCCGTGCAGCACTTGTGCAATTTGAAAATAATCTAGGCATTATCAATACAGCCAACACAAACTACGAAGAGCAATTCAACTCAAACGGTCAGTGGGACAAAGGCGCGACAATCAATATTAGAAAACCAAATCGCTTGCTGGTAACAGATGGCGCAACAATGGGATCACAAAATATTGAAGAAAGAACGGTTGCTTTAACATTAAACTATCGTAAACACGTTCCTATGACATTTACGACAAAAGATATGACACATTTTACGAAAGAAATGTTTGATGATCGCTTTATTAAACCAGCCGTTCTGGCATTAGCAAATAAAGTCGAATATGACGTAGCAATGGAGATGAAAAATGCACTTTACTTTGCATTAGGAACAGCAGGAACAGCACCATCAACATTTAAAAATTTGGCTGATGTTCGAGCAAAAATGAATCTCTTAGGCATACCCTCAGCAGATAGAAACATGGTTTGGGATGAAGAAGACATGGCATCATTTGCGTCAAACCAAAACTTGCAAAATAGTTTTGTCAGCGATATTGCAACGCAAATTAATAGAGAAATGTTTGTTGGGCGATTAGCAGGAATGAACCACTTTACCTCACCAATTATGCCTACTCAACAAGCTGGTACCGGTGATTCTGGTGCAACCCCAGCTTCTGGTGTTGTTACCGCAGGAAATGTTAAAACATTAGTATCGTCTGGTTCAACAATTGTGTTAGAAAATTTAACCGCTTCAAGCACATTCAAAGAAGGGGATAAAATTTATATTGCAGGTGTTCATAGTGTTAATCCAATAACATTACAAAGTACCGGTAAATTAATGGAGTTTACAATCACTGCGGATGCAACATCCGGCGCAACAACTGAGGCAACTATTTTGGTCAGTCCAGCTGTTGTAAGTGATTCAACAAGTCCTTATCGTAATATTGATAATACAACCGGTATCGCCGCAGGTGCTTCCAGTGCTGTTTATCTACGAACCGGTAATACAACTTCAGGATCGGCAATTTTATCTCCGTACAGATTAAACATTGCTTATCATAAAGATGCGGTTAACTTTGCTGCGCCTCCGTTGGTTATTCCTGAGTCTGTTGTGCCAAAAGCAGCTGGACGTGCGGTTGATGATCAGACAGGAATTTCGTTACGACTGATCCAATTTTACAATGGTAGTTCAGACGTTGAATCCTACAGACTGGATATTTTGTATGGTATTCGTATCAATGCTGAATATATGGTCGGATTGGTAGGCGGTATTTAACATAAACCATAATGGCGAGAGGGTTAAAACCCTCCGCCATTTAATGTGAGTTAAACATGACATGTACAACGCAAAGAACAGCAAATGCAATTATTCAAGAAGCTTTTAAGATAATTTCTGTTTTTTCAGAAGAAAGTAATTTACCTGGAAAACGATTAAAAGAAGGTTTGGATATACTCAATAACTTACTGTCAGGATATCGTTCGTCTGCTCAATTAATTGCTTATGATGACGTAATAACATTCAATTTGGTTGTAGGACAACGACAATATGAAATATCAAATGAAGTTGGCGCGGATGTCACAAACAATGAATTAGCGAGATTAAAATTTATTACAATTGAAAAAGATAATATTCAATATCCCATAAAGTATGATGATGATAATTCATTTTATGAGTCACCTATTAATTTGCTTGATCAAAGAATGCCAACGCGGGCGTTTTTACAAAATGGTATTAAAAAATCATTTATTAATTTTTTAGTGCTGCCAGATTATGCGTATCTCTGTACAATAAAGGGAAAATTTGTATTATCTGATTTAACATTAAATACGGATATTACAACGGTTCCACGATATTACACGAATTACCTTGAGTACGCTGTCGCTCAATTATTGCATGGACGATATCCTGGATCAAAGTGGGATGCAAATGACGATGCGATGCTAAATAAGTTAGAACAAAATGTGATGAGTGTTGCAGACATTGATTTATCAACTAATACCGGAAGTGCATTATTAAATAATGGTTACTTTCGAAATGTTTATTTTTAAATGGAAGGTTTATGAGTTCACAAATACCGTTAGACATTATTGGAGGGTATGCGAGATCTGAGTTCCCAGAGTTTAATGCTGAGGAAACCGAAAACCTATACGTTGAAAATTTAAGTGATGGAACAATGGCTTTATTTCCACGACCAGGATTGAAAAAAATAAAAAAAATAACAGTCGATAGTGGAGGAAGAGCAGAATATCAATTTGGAGATTCGTTTTTTGTTGTAATAAAAGATAGCGTTTATCGCGTAGACACATCATTAAATTCTTCGTTTTTAGGAAATTTAGATACAGAAGAAGGATTTGTGGGGATAGCCGACAACGGATTAGAGGTGATATTTGTTGATGGGGTTGGTGGTTGGATTTTTGATAAAGCGACTGAAAACTTTACACCAATTACTGATCCAGGTTTCCCTACGGCACCTGAATCTGTAGTCGTATTGGGCGGTCGATTTGTGACAAATTTTGGCGGCACTGAAAAAATGGGTTTTTCTGATATTAATGATGGCACAAGCTGGCCAGCATTAAACTTTTTTTCGATGGAACCTTACCCCGACATTGTTGTTGGAATGGCGACATTAAATGGTCGTTTATTTGTGATGGGGCAAAAGTCTACAATTACTTATTATTTATCTGGAAATGCAAATCTTCCATTTACAAAAGATGCGCCGGCAGCTGAATATGGTGCGTCATCTATTGGATCAATTAAGCAAAGTTTAGGTTATGTATGTTGGTTATCTAAAACAGATAGTGGCGTGAGCTCTCTTTTATTATCTACCGGAGACGAACCAAAATCGGTTAGTACCGAAGCGATAGATTCCGAATTTGAAAAATATTCTGATGTGAGTGATGCAACCGCTTTTATTTATAAAAATGAAAATGGGAATATATTTTACCAGATTAATTTTACAAATGAAAATAAGTCATTTCAATTTCATATCAATAGTTCTTTACCATTAGATAAAAGGTGGAGCAAATTAACATACAAAAAAAACGATAGAAGTTTAATTAATGCACATACTTACTTTAACGGAAAGCATTATGTTCTTTCTCATAATGATGGGAACTTATATGAATTATCAACAAAATATTCTGATGATGACGGCGTAAGTATTAGAAGACTCAGAATAACTAAAATTCTTAAACCAAAAAACATGGATGAATTTTGTGTTCCAAAAATTATTATTGATTTAAAACAGGGAACAGGTTCTGGTGATAGTTCATTTAAAAATAGCAATCCACTCTTATATTTAAGTGTTTCTAAAGACGGTGGGATTTCTTATGGTAACGTATTAACAGATGAGATAGGAAAGATTGGTAAACGTAATTGGAAAACAGAATTTGATAGATTAGGTTATTTTGAGAAGGGAATGATTTTAAAGTTAGAACATTATGCTAATACGCCTGTATTAATTTTAGGTGCATCAATGATTGTTGGGGGGTCTTAATATGGCTAAAATTTTACGACCACATCCAGAAACACCTTTTTTAAAAGTTGATACTGAAAATTCAACGCTTAATGTAAAAAGCGGAAATGGATTGTCAAATAACTGGAAAGATTGGATGTCAGACTTAGGAAATCAAGTTACAAAAGGATCTGAGCCTGCTTCTATCCAAGATATAACAGCAGCAGTCGGCATAAAATTAAGTTACGGCACACAGGATGTTTTGATCAGGGTTCAAAGTTCGACTGCTGGAGATGTAAACATAACAAAAAACCCACAAATTAATAGTGGTTTTGATGGACAACGAATAAATATTGAAGGGTCAGATGCCGCAAAAACAGTGACATTAGACGATGGGGACGGATTACAGTTAACGGGTGGAACATCCATCACGCTGGCTGAAGGCGATACAATTTCGTTTCATTACAATTTAACAAAAAATTTATGGATTGAAAATACGAGATCTAAGAAATAGAGGTGAATTATGGGATGGCTTGATAATCTTTTTGGTGGATTAGGATTTGGACAATCAAAGATTGGCGCCGCTCAGGGAGTTTTGGGCGGTGAACAAGCTGGGTTAAACTCATTACAACAATTCCAAGGTCAGTTAGCACCCTATCAACAAGCAGGCGTTGGTGCACTAGGAGAGTTTAATCAAGCCATTCAGCCACAAGTTAATGATCCAGTTGGTTTTATAAACAATATTGCAAGTCAATTCAAGTCATCGCCAGGCGCACAATTTCAGACGCAGCAAGGAATTGCTGCGGCAAACCAAGGTGGTGTGACGAGTGGTTCATTGGGAAGTGGCGCACAGCAAAAAGCACTATCACAGTTTGCCCAAGGTGTTACTTCCCAGGATCAACAACAATTTTTACAGAATGTATTAGGACAACACCAGCAAGGATTGCAAGGGTTACAGGGATTGATTGGAAGTGGTTTATCTGCGGATCAAATACAAGAGCAATATTTAAATGCATTAGCACAACAGCAAGCGCAAGTTGGCGCTGCTCAGGGTGCATTAGCTTCTGCAAATGCACAAGGTGGCTGGCATAAATTTATAGATCCGGGTGGGTTTTTTACTTAATTAAAAGTTATTTTAGGAGAATTACATGTTTGCAGCATTAATACCAGCCGCTTTAAAATTGTTTCAAGGTCAGCAGAAACAGAATGCTGCTAATACGCCTCGCCCATTGAATGTTGGTAGTATGGGAAGTAATCAGCAACAGCAACAACAATTACCCACAGATTTTATTTCTAGTATATTAAAGGGTTTTAGAAATAAAGGTGGTTCTGGAATTTCTGGTGGTGATCAGCAATCTGTTGGTCAAGATGGATCATTAGAACAAGGCGTTGAACAGCAAGTTGGCGGACCTGGCATTCAGCAACAAGTAGGGTCTGCTCTAAGTGGTCAAAGTCAGCCAACATTATTAGAGCAGATTGTAGGTGACCATTTACAGCAGAGACAGCAACCACAGCAGTTTGATATTTCTCAGTTGATGGGAAATGGTAATGGTTATTCAAATGGTAGTTTATTTTAAGAGGTAGTAGTTATGGGCGACGCATTTGGATTTTTAAATCAAGTATTAGGACAGCAAGATCCAATTGTTGGATTAATTCCAAGCGCGTTGAGTTTTATATCAAATAAAGGCGCTCAAGGAATACAAAAACAACAGTTAGCTCAAAATGCGCCTTTGACAAAAGCCCAAGCTGCTTATTATGGCGCTCAGACGAGTGCTATTCCAGCAGAAACAGATATTAAGAAAATGCTTGCCAATGCAAAATTATTACAAGCTTCAAATTCTGGACAAACAGGTTTTGAAAAGACACTTGGAGCATTTAACCAATCTCTAGCAAATGATCAACAAGCCGGAAAATTATCTCCGACCACTCAAGCGCTTGGTGCGATGGTGAGAAAGTTAATGACATCCTCAACAGGAACAACCATAACCAATACGCCAAATGGAGGAACTACAGTTCAATTAGGAGGACCTGCACAACTTCCATCCATTCAAACCCCGCAAACATTAAATACAACTCAAGGAAATGTTCCTCAAGGAACTGAAGATAATCAAGGAAGTTCCGGTGTTCAAACTCCTCAACAAAATTTTGATGCAAATTCTTTATTATTTCCAACTACAGAAACATCTGCACAAATCGCAGATCAAAAACAGTTAGGATCAGATATAAAAGATATTAATTCTGCAAGTGTGACAGCAAGCCAGGGAGCTATTCCAACATATAATTCACTTTTATCATCACTTGATCAATTAGGGAAATTACCTAATCCAATTACAGGACATTTATTAAATTATACGCCAGAAGGTCAGGAGTTTCTTGCTAATTTAGCACGTGCAAGAAGTGCTTATTTTCAACAATTCAAAAATGTTAGAACTCAACGTGAGTTTAATCAAATTGTTGCAGCAATAGGAAGCGGAACTATGTATCCTTCTGCGTTAAAATCTATATTTACAAAAGCTTTAGACTCAGCCAATCAAGATACATCTAAAGCAGCTTTTTATAATAATTATTTAAAACAAGGAGGTAATTCTGCATCAGATGCTTTATCTCAATGGTCAAATGCATCTAATCCCCATACGGCGATTAATTTGAATGACAAATATACTAATTTTAATGTTCCTGGAACAAACTATACTTATAAAGAATTTGCACAAGCAGCCCAAAAAAATGATGTTCCCATTAGTCGTTTAATTTCTGAAGCAAAAAGAAGGAATATTTAATGTCTAATACAAGTAATTTAGACAATTTAAATAATCTCGCTGCCTCCCTAGCGACACAAAATTCAGGCACTCAAAATAATGTCGGACAAGGATCTTCTGTTTCAGAAAATGCGCTTGACCAATTAGCAAATCAACTTAAACAACCCGATTTAACTCAAACTCCAAAAAATTCATCAATTATGTCTGATGTCGGAAGTGGAATATCAGATTTTTTAGGGGATGTAGCAGTAGGAGGAGCAAGATTTGGCGAGGGAATTACTAGAGCTGGTGAACGTCTTATAGGAGCACCTTTAACAAAGCGACAAGACTGGAATCAGGTTTATGGTAATGCTCCCGGTGTCGCTGGAAATATTATTGAAAATGTTGCACAAGCAGCACCTTATTATTTGAATCCTGAAACATTATTGGGGACAGCTCTAGGAGGTGGTGCATACGGATTAACTCAAAGTGATACTCCAATTAAGTCTGCCGCTGAAAATATCGCAATGGCTCCAATTGCATTTGGAGCAGGAAAATTAGCGAGCATGGGTCTAGACACCATCCCCGGATTGTTTAAGTCAATTGCTAATTCGATTAAAGGAAAAACTCAGCAAAATATTGTCGAAAATGCTGCAAAACCTGTTTTAGATTCTTTAGCTCAGCAATCAGGAGATCCAGAAAATCTTGATAATATTTCTGGAAATGCAGTTAGAGGAGCTTTAAAGGATGAGATGAAACAGGCAAAAACTAATTTTGATCCAATTAATAATAGCGATATTCGATTAGATGAATTAACAAAAGATCAACAAAATCCATTTCCAAATTATTCGTCTGCGGCTAATGAATTATTAGCACAAAGAGAAAATATGCAAAATATATTTGGATCAGCATCTCCTGAAATGAGAAAGCCACTACAAGATGAAATTGATAAAGCGTCTTCCGTGTTAACTAATAAAGATGATAGTGGCTTTACTCTTCCAGAAGCGGTTGATCGTGTCAAGACTCTTGGTCAGTTGACAGCATCAGCACCTACAAGAAATGAAGCTAGATTACTTGGAAATCTAAGAGACGGTTTAAAAACTGATGTTATGAATATTTTAGATAAAAGCGGAAATAAAGATATTGGTGATCAATGGCAAAAAGCTATTGATCATTATAGAGATAATGTCATCCCATTTTATAGAAATTCTACAATTAGAAAAATTGTTACAGATAAAAATGAAATTCCAGTAGGCGCAAAATTAGCGAATGCATTACACAATCCTAATAATAGTGTTGTAATGGACAAGTTACCCACCAATATTAAAAACGCTCAACTATCAAGATTAATCACTAAAGGAAAAGGAACGGCAGAAGGGATGTCATCTTTAACGCCACAACAAATTGGAAGCGCATGGAATTCTTTGGATAATACAACAAAAGCAATAGTTAAAAAATATAATCCTGATGCAAATGCATTTTTTGAGGGATTATCGGGATTAGTTTCTAAACCAAAGCAGGGAGTTTTAAATACAGCAAAATCACTTGTAGCAAATTCATTATCAAAAAATTTAGGAAGCATTAAATCGCTGCAACCACCAGGCGTTTCAGGATTTGCAAAACAAGGTGTGAATGTGGGTATTAATCAACCAGCTAATTTATTAAAAGAAACTTATTTATCAAAATTATTACAAGGAACAACCATTCCTTATGTGAATCCATCAAGATATGAAGGAACCAATAAATGACCACAAAATACGTATTAGCACCGGTATATCACATTGTTTTTAGAGATGCGCTTGGAAATCCTGCGGCAAATGGTACAGTCGAAACATTTCTTGCAACTGATCATGGAACACAAAAAGCAGTCTACGAAGACGAAGATGGAACGATTCCATTTCCTAATCCAATTAATTTAAATGCAGCTGGCGTTGTTGCGGATGCGTTAGGTGCGCCAAAACCAATTTATTGGGCAGACGATGCTAATTATTATGTAGTGGTTAAAGATTGTGATGGAAATGAAATTCAAACTATTGATAACTATAATGCACCATCTTCAAGTGATACACCAAGTTCATCTGAAGTAGATTATACTAACTATATTTTAAATCCTCAGTTTAGATTTTATATACAACAAGAATTTAATTCAAATGATCCAGTTGAAGGAAATGAATTACCACAAAATACTGAAACTTTAATTGCAAATGAAGGCTGGTTTTTCGATCGTAATAATAATAATTCTACCATGACAATCACGTTTGAAGAATTTACGAATGGGCAAACCGATGTTCCTGATTTTCCTGTTAATTATTTAAGACAAACAACAACATCTTACGGTGCTGGAAGTGAATCATTAAAAGATGTTGTTTTTCCTATTAATGGTGCAGGTACTTTTGCTAATGAAGAGATTATTATTTCTTTTTGGGCAAAAGCGCAAACTATTGGGGATGCTGGAACAATCATATTATCTTATGAACAAGATTTTGGAACGGGTGGTTCCCCTAGCACAGATAATAAAATCATTATTGATAATATTCCTTTGACAACGTCATGGAATCAGTATGAAAAAACAGTAACCGTTCAAAATATTAACGGAAAGACATTTGGTACAAATGGTGATGATCGTTTCTTAATAAGAATCACTTATCCATTAGATCAAGTATCTAGAATTGACATGGTCAATATGCAGTTAAATAGAGGGGGTACTTTATTAGCATTTAATTATCGTTCATATGAATTAGAGGCATCCCAAAAAAGAGCTTTAACTTTGCCCGATCCAACTGATGACGATATTTTCGGTAAAATAAAATGGGATGGCGTGAAATATGTTATTGATAATGAAACCGGAAAAGTTGAAGCATTTCTATTTGGCGATACGCCAGATGGTTTCTTGCCTATGGATGGTTCTACCGTTGTGAGAACAGCAAAAGTTGGATCAACAAAAATAAAATACAATCGTTTATATCAAGCATGGGAAAACGATTCAATCATTTCAAATGGTAATGCTTTTGGTTATGGGTCAGATGGTTTCTTTCCGGCATTATATACAAACAATGCTTTATTTACTATTCAAGGTGTTGGAAGTGTTACTGACTGGGTTGATAGTGCTACTGCTCCTACCGGATTTACTTTTGCTAAAATTCAAGATGCTGCTTCTATTGGTTTTTCAGCTGAAGAAGAATCTGATACTACTGATTTTGTTGTAACTAATTCAGCAAATGGTGTTGTTACAGCTGCGACTATTGGAACAACAACATTTACTCTTAATATATTACAACAAGGAACAGCAAGTCTTCCTGAGATTACACAGTTTATTCCTAAAAGCGCATTAGAAATTACCACAGGATCATATTTTTTAATTAGCGCTGTTGGAACTGATTATTATGTTTGGTTTAAAAAAGATTTGAGTGGAGTCGACCCAGCTATTGGAGGTCGAACTGGTGTTGAAATAGGAGTCTCTACTGGAGATTCAGCATCTTTTGTTGCTAAAAGCATATCAGATGCGCTTGATGATTTAGCAGGTTTTGGATCAGTAACATCCGTTTTAAATACAACAAGAATAACAAATCTTGCTGTTGGAGTGGTAACTGCTCCTACAGCTGGTACCACACCTTTTACAGTTCATATTTCACAAACAGGAACTGTTTCGCTCCCTGAAATAGTTGATGTCGCATTTGTAGATGCATCACTATTAAGTGGCGGGGATTATTGGGAAATAAGTAGTTCAACTACTAATTATTACTTCTGGTATAAAATTGATGGGGTTGGTACTGATCCGGCTGTTGGGGGTCGAACAGGAGTGCTTGTTGAGTTATTAAGTACTGATACAGCTTTATTGGTGGAATTACGCACGATATTTTCATTGAATGGAAAACAAACTGAGAAAGTAACTACAACAGCCGCTTCTTCATTATCTGGCGGAGAATATTTCGAAGCAAATAATGTCGCCACACCTTTCTATGTTTGGTATGACCTTGATGATGGCAGCACAGATCCAAAACCAATTGGAAAAACAGGAATTGAAGTTGATATCTCAACAGGAGATACAGACGCTCAAGTTGCCCAAAAAACATCTAAAGCCATATCAAGTTATTATTATGTCATTCCTGATTATCGAGGATATTTCTTTAGAGTATGGGCAAACGGAAGTTCAAATGATCCTGAGGCTTTATTGAGATTAAATCGTGGAGATGGGATTGGTGGAGATACACCAGGAACAATACAACGTGATCAATTTAGATCACATAGTCATAAATATGGCGGGTATATATATGAAAGAGGGGATGGCAGTAGTCCATCTCCATTAGCGAATGGATCAAACAATACGACTCAATTAACAGGTGGTTCAGAGACAAGACCGCTTAATGCATATTTAGCATATTTTATTAAATATTAACGAGGAGAGAAGGAAATGGCAGCAAATAAACCAGACTTAAATACACCAAATAACGATGTTGGATTATATATTGGAAAAAGCAGACGACGTGTAACAGCAGGTGCGCTTATACAATTACCCGAATTTGCGAATTGGTTAAAACCAGCAACAGCTGGAACAATTGTATGGAAAAATTCTTTGACTGATGAAACAAGTGTGACAGATTTTGAGGCTGGCGAAATGCTACCGATTGTTTGTGATCAGATATTAGTTTCAGCAACAATAGATGGTGTTTTGGAAACAACAACAAATCCTTTAACATTTTTATGGATGACATCGGCATCAGCAATTTATAAATAGGTTAATTATGAAAACAGCACATAAATTTTTTATGCTAATTACGCAAAAAGCACAGCATGTATATCAAGTTATCTTTAGAATTACAGATGCTGGCGATAAAAGAATTACAGATGATGGAAATAATAGAATTACAGACGCTTCCGATTACTAGGAGAAAATGACATGGCAAACAAGAAAATTAATGACGGTACATTTCGTGCCACATTAGATGGGACAGAAACGGTTGAATTAAGTATTGGAAATACAACCCAGTATTATGGCAAGGTAGATTCAATTTCTGTTTTTACAGGTACTGTAGATACTTTTGCGTCCTTAAATACAACGTCTAAAACTGTGGTCGGCGCAATCAATGAAATATTGGCTGGCGGAGGATTTTGGGAAGAACTAACGTTTAGCGCGCAAAAAAGCCTAACACCCGATCTTTCATATACAGGTTTACTGATCGGTGATAATACTGTTCTAGGCGGCAATCAAATACAAAGCCCTGGCGGGGTTATTTTGGGCGGCTCGGGTAATGTCGTGACGGGAATAAATGGTATAGTTTTAGCAGGACATGATTGCACCGCGGTGGGTGACAACTCGATCGTCGGCGGCAATAGAGCCAATGCAGCTTTTAGTGATTCTTTTGTT